AAAAAGAATTGATGGAAGGTGTCCACAACTTTAAAAATTCAGGTGGTAATACCTTTAGGATGGCTTTGTATACAGATGATTCGTCATTCACTGCTGCCACTACAGCGTATACTTCAAGTAATGAAATAAGCGGAACAAACTACACAGCAAAAGGAAATTCACTAACTCGTGTAGATCCTACGACAAGTGGTACGACTGCTTATACTGACTTTGCAGATACCTCATGGTCTACTGCAACATTTACGGCTATGGGTGCAATGATCTTTAATGATAGTGCGAGTGGTGATCCGTCTGTCGTTATCTTAGATTTTGGTGCAGACAAGACAGCCACCGCTGGTACGTTCACGGTTGCTTTTCCTGCGGCAGATGCGAGTAATGCGATAATTCGTATAGCCTAGTATGGCTAATGTAACAGGCTGGGGCCGGTCTACATGGGGTTCTGGCACATGGGGTGAAGCTATACCTGTTGAAGTAACAGGTTTAGCAGGTACAAGTGCAGTAGGTTCTGTAACAGTTACAGGTGATTCAAATGTTACAGCTACAGGACTGGCTGGTACAGGTGCAGTAGGATCAGTATCAGTAGCCGCAGATGCAAATGTTACTTCTACGGGAGTAGCAGCAACGGGCGGAGTAGGAAGCGTTACGGTAACAGGAACGGCAAATGTTACCCTGACAGGTTTAGCTGGAACGAGCGCAGTTGGCTCTGTAACAGTTGCAGGTGATGCAAACCTTTCGGTCACAGGGCTGGCCGGAACAAGTGCATTGGGATCGGTATCGGTTACTGTAGATGTCTCAATATCCGCTACCGGGCTTGCCGCAACCAGTGGGCTGGGGTCTGTAACAGTAGCAGGTGATGGAAATGTTGATGTTACGGGGCTTGCAGGAACTGGAGCAGTTGGAAGCGTAGTTGTTACCATACCAGTCACGGTTGACGTAACTGGAGTAGTAGGTACAACGGGAATATCAAGTGTAAATGTATGGGGATTAATAGATGATTCACAAACACCTTCTTGGGCAGCAGTTAGCGATTCACAAACACCTTCTTGGTCCAGTGTCAATGATGCACAAACACCAAGCTGGTCTGAAGTTAGTGATTCGCAAACACCAAGCTGGTCCGGAGTCAGTGATTCTCAGACGCCAAGCTGGGAAGAAATAGAGACATAACAATAGGAACTAAGCATGGGAACATATGTAAATAATCTAAGACTTTTGGAAATCACTACAGGTGATGAGTCAGGTACTTGGGGAACCAAGACCAATACAAACTTAGAGCTAATAGCCGATGCGTTTGGCTCTGGCACAGAGGCCATTACTACTAACGCTGACACTCATACCACTACGATAGCTGATGGTGCAGCAGATGAAGGTCGGGCGATCTTCCTCAAGTATACAGGAACTTTAGACTCTGCTTGTACGATTACGATTGCACCCGACACGGTTAATAAACTGTGGTTCATTGAGAATGCTACTAGTGGTTCACAGAATATTATTATCAGTCAAGGATCTGGTGCCAACATCACCATAGGTAATGGTAACGTAGCAGCAGTCTACACAGACGGTGCGGGCTCTGGAGCAGCAGTACTAGATGCATTTGCTGACCTAGAATTGAGTGCCGCACTTACGGTGGCTGGTGCTATTACAGGATCTAGCACTATTCAAGGTACAACAATCACAGCGACTACAGCTTTTGTTCCAGATGCCTCTGATGGGGCCGCACTAGGTACAAGTTCACTAGAGTTTAGTGATTTGTTTTTGGCAGATGGAGCAGTAGTATCATTCGGTGATGATGACGATGTAACGCTGACCCATGTTGCAGACACAGGGCTACTCTTAAGCTCTACTGATGAACTACAGTTTGGAGATGCTGCCTCAAGAATATATCAAAGTTCTGATGGTATACTCAGGATTGACGGTGAAACAATACTTGATCTGTATGGAAGCACCTCTGTCAATGTAAGTAATGACTTGAAGCTAAATAGCGATGCCTCTGTGCTTGGCTTTGGAGTGGACAATGATGTAACTCTGACTCATGTAGCGGATACAGGGTTGCTACTAAACAGCACTATGGCTATCCAGTTTAACGATGCTAGTCAGTATATCAATGCTCCTTCAGCTACAGTTCTGGACATCAACGCTACTGACGAGATAGAACTGAATGCCACGGCAGTAGACCTAAATGGTACACTGGATGTCAGTGGAACATCTACCCTAACAGGCAACGTGTCTGCTGGTGCTGACATTATTATCGGTGCTACCGACAAATTACGGTTAGACGGATCGGCATCAGGGAACACATATTTGTCAGAATCTTCAGCAGATGTGGTGACGCTCACGACTGAAGGACTTGACTCCTTTCGCTTTGCTTCAAGTGGTGGAAATCCCTATATCAGACTTGAGGCAGGAAACACTGGCGTAGGAGCTATCCAATATTACGAGAATGATGGTGGTTCGGGTCAGGTTCTGCACTGGCAAGCAGGGGTTCGGGGAGCAGACAACAAATATTACATCAGTGAAAACGCCACGATTCACAGTAGCTATGCGTTGATGGCCTCTGGGCAGGATGTGACTATAGGCGGGGCATTAGCTAAAGGTTCGGGTAGCTTTAAGATTGACCATCCACTGCCTTCAATGAAAGATACGCATGATCTATATCATTCGTTTATTGAGGGACCAAGAGCCGACTTGATTTATCGTGGGCAGATAGACCTTGTAGATGGACAAGCTACAGTAGAGATGAACGCTGAGTTTGGAATGACTGCTGGAACTTGGGAATTATTATGCAGAGATGCTACCTGTTTTACTACAAACGAGACAGGCTGGGATATGGTTAAGGGTTCTGTATCTGGAAGTACTTTGACTATCCAATGTCAAGAGAGCGATTGCACTGATACAGTGTCATGGATGGTAGTAGCTGAACGTCAGGATCAACATATGTATGATACGGAATGGACGGATAGCGATGGAAGACCAATCCTTGAACGTGAAAAGCCAGAAGAAGTTGAAGACTTATAGCATGGAAAACGAAATGATGAATTTAGTATCTCTGCTCGCTATACCAGCAGCAGCAGGGGCCGCTTATGGCGGAGTTAAAGCTGGACTAAATGGGACTAGACAGTCCCTCGCTCAGATAGAGCGCACAGTTAATCGTATTGGAACAAAGGTGGATACTCATGGAGAACGTCTCGCGTCAGTCGAAGCAGAAACGGCAAACCTCAAAGAAAGGATCGCAAGCAAAAAAGACTAATGGTCACGATACTAGCCAAGAAAGAAAGGTGCGTTTGACTGTGGAACAGTCAGGTATATTTAAACAGTTGATTCAATCAGCTAACGAGGCACAGGCTCAACTTAATTTTGCTTTAGTTGCCGCAGGGCTATCTGAAGAATTGGTTATTGGAGGAGACTTAGATGTGGATGAGCCATATCTAATTGTTAAAAATAAACTAGTACAATAGTAAATATATGGCTTTTACAAAAATTTCTCCGCAAGCGGGGTTAGTTACTGACGGCACTAGGTATAGCGCCAAGGGTAGTTGGTTTGATTCCGACAAGGTTCGTTTTCGTAAAGGCTTTGCAGAAAAAATCGGTGGATGGACTAGGTATGTTAGTAGTCGATTTACTGGAATCAGTAGAAAGATTCATGATTGGGTTACGGACTCTGGAAACGCCTACGTCGGCGTGGGAACTACCAATAAGTTATATGTCAATCAAGGTTCTACTTACCATGACATCACGCCGGTTCGCTTAAGTGCTACGCTTGGTACGGATCCAGTAGCAACGGTAGACGAAACTGCTGTAGTTACGATTAGTCATACATCTCACGGTGCGGTGATTGGCGACTACGTCACCTTGGCTAGTGCAACCGCTACAGGTGGTGTAGGTACGTCTTCGTTAAACACGACTCATCGCATTGTGGCACTAGGTGCTCCTGACGGCACGAGCCCTGATGACAAGTACCGCATTGTCTGCGATGCACAGGCTACTTCAACTGTATCAGCAGGCGGAGGGTCTAGTGTAACGGCGGCATATCAAATTAATGTTGGTTTAGATGAGTATGTTAGAGCAGGTGGTTGGAGTTCTGGTACTTGGGGTTCAGGAACTTGGGGTTCCGCATCAGCAATTGGGCAAGCAAGCCAGCTACGTCTTTGGTCACTGGATAACTTTGGTGATGACTTGTTAGCATGTGTCCGCCAAGGAAATATTTTTTATTGGGACGAGAGTGCTGGCACATCTACTGCGGCGGTGGCATTAAGCGACCGTACTAGACGTACAATCACACTAGCCGGATCCAGTCCCGTATCAACATCAAGCGGAAATACTGTTATTACGGTTACCGATAAAGGGGGTCACGGAGCCGGAGTAGGAGATACCGTTACTATCTCAGGTGTGTCCGGTGCCATTGGTGGCATATCAGCGGCACGGTTGAATGTAGAAATGACCATAGCGTCAACTCCTACAAAAACAACATGGACCGCAGACATTGGTGGTTCAAATGCAAGTAGCTCTGCGTCTGGTGGTGGTGCAAACGTAGTGGCTACATATAAAGCGGGAGTGTACTACACACCAGTTGCCGCACTGCAAGTCATGATGTCAGATGTGGCTAGGCATGTGATCTGTTTTGGATGCAATCCAATAGGATCCAGCACCATCAATCCATTGTTTGTCAGGTGGTCTACTTCTGAGAATGCCGCTCAGTGGCAACCACTATCTACAAACAGTGCAGGTGGTCAGGAACTATCATCCGGATCAGAAATCATAGGCGCGTTAATGGCACGTCAGGAGATATTGATTTTCACTGACGTAGGCATTCAATCTATGAGGTACACAGGCAGTCCTTTCTACTTCTCATTTACGGAAGTAGCAAGGGGTATGTCTATGGTATCGCCAAATGCGGCAGTTAATGCAAATGGCAGGGTTTACTTTATGGATCGTGGTTCATTCTACACCTACACAGGAACGGCACAAAAATTAACGTGTCCTGTTCTAAGTACGGTCTTTGATGATTTTGACGAAACACAGTCATTTAAGGTTGTATCTGGCGCAAACCCTGATTTTGGTGAAGTGATATGGATGTATCCATCCGCGTCTGGTAATGGTGAAAACGACAAATATGTCATACACAACTACATCGAAGATGTTTGGTACTACGGCACACTGAAACGTGGAACGTGGAATCGGGCCGGAACAAAGATATATCCGTTGGCGACATCTATTCTGACGCAAGACTTAGATGAAAACCCAATAACAACAACCACGGACTCTACAAGTAATGTGTCGGTAGCCGCGACAGCACACGGATTATCGGTTGGAGATACGTTCTTTTTAGAGGGGGCGTCCGCAACGGGTGGACTGGAGGCTTTGCTGTTAAACAACGAACACACGGTTGTGTCAGTAACAGCAGATGCAATCGTTTTCACTATTGCAGACACAGCTACTGCGGACACAGCAGGCGGAGGAACGGTAAAGCTGATCAAGACCAATGTTATTTATAACCACGAGAACGGGCATGATGACGACGGGTCCGCCATGACAGCATATATAGAGTCAGGGGACATGGATTTAGGTGAGGGCGACCAAGTGTGGGCAATTAACAGGATTATACCAGATCTTGTGTTTAGAGACGCTGAGTCAGCAGACGAGGTAACAATCAGCTTAAACGGGCACAACTTTCCCGGCGATGCACAGACCTCTTTAACTTCAGCCGCAGTAACCTCAAGCACGGGTCAAGCGTTTGTTCGTGCTAGAGCTAGGCAGGTATCTATGAAAGTACAGAGTACAGGTGCAGGATATGGATGGCGCTTAGGCTTTGTTAGGCTAGATGGAAGAACGGACGGGAGAAGATAATGGCACTGAAACGGTACAGAGCTTTAAACGATGCACCACAAGAGTACGAAGCTTTTGATGAAAGTATGTCGCGCAGAACCATTGAACAAAACTTTGATGATGTTAGTAGTGATATCAATGCAGTGAAGACACAAACAGACAAGGACAGTTCCCTGTCATTGCGTAAATATCAATTCTTATTGCTAGGAGCCAGTAATGGCTGATACATTAAAGGTACTGGGACAAACGGCTCCTTCGGATACAAATGAAGCAACACTGTATACTGTGCCTGAAGACACAATGACTACAGTGAGTTCGGTTGTCGCCTGCAACCTCACAGGAAACACGCCTAATTTTAGAATAGCCGTGAGACCTAAAGGGGCCACTGTAGCAAATGAGCACTACATTTACTACAACAAAGCAATGGCGGCTAACGATTCCATCTTCATAATCATTGGTCTGACCTTAAGCGATGACGATGTAGTATCTGTCAGATCATCTGCGGCAGACGAAATAGCATTTAGTATATTCGGCGTGGAGACGAGTTAGTATGTATAGAGACCATAGACAGGCAATGGGTGGAATGAGACGTAGGGGTATTGGTGGTCTTCGTGGACAGTTTAACCGTAGCAGGGCTATGGGCAGACCAGCACATCCGACGCCACCACCGGGAGTAAACTTTGATCTACCAAGCCGTCCTATGGGTGATGAGATTGATCCTATGAAACAAGGTTACCCATTGGGTATGCCACAACCGGGATATACACCTCCTGCGGCTGGTATGAATTGGCCGCCCCAAAATATCGGACAACCTGCTTTGGATCCTAGACAGCAACAAGAAATGAAGCGATTTCAGCAAGCGTTCAATGATGCTAGGGCATCTATGCCTCCGGGCCAACAATTCCAGCTACCAAGGGAACAGGCGACGTTAATTAACCAAGGACCAAGACCAACGATTCAGAATCCAGAAACCGATCCAGCAGCCTTAATGAGTCCAGTTTTCAAACCGCGAGGGTTTGCACAACCACTTTCTCCACCACCTCCTCCACAGCAGTTTAGTCCGGGGCCACAGGTAAGTCTTCTTGCACCACAAGGGCCAGCACCTTATCAGAACATTTCCCGACCACTAGGACAGCCACAACCACTAGGTGGACCGGGACAGCAGATGCTAGGCGGGCCACAACAACAAGGTGGCGGTCAAGCACAAGGTGGTGCCAAGTGGACAATGGAGATTAAACCAGCAGAAGGAATGGCTACAGGTGGAATGATTGAAGAGGGTGTGGTTGATGTACCAGCTTCGCGTATACCAGAGGCTATGACCGACGGGGTCGAGGTTTTAAACTTTGATTCTACTGCTCCATTACCAGAGCTAGAAAATCCTAATACAATGGTGGGTGCGGATATGCCTGTCATAGATATCAATCAAATGGATCAAATGATGGACTTAATGCACGGTGGAATGCCGCAAGAAGAAACTGCCTCAAGCTTGATGGAGTCAGAGTTGTTAGGCGAACAAGAAGGTGGTCTTATGCAGATGGGTGGTATCGGAGGTCTCAGTATGATGGGTGGGGGCTATGTGCCAATGGTATATGCTAATGGCGGTTTGATCCCTGCTTATGGTTTTGGCTCGTTTCTTAAGAAGGCAGCTAAGGGAGCCTTAAAACTTGCTCCGGTCGCAGCTATGGCAATTCCGGGTATTGGCCCACTTGCCTCAGCAGGTATAGGCGGTTTGGCTGGTACTTTAGGAAGCAAGCTAGATGGCGGAGACTGGGGAAGTGCTTTGTCGCGAGGAATGACCACAGGCATTAAGTCTTATGCTGGCAAAAAAGCTCTTGATAAATTTACAGAAGGTTTCGGTGGTGGAGAGGAAGGGGCATCATTCTTAGAGAAATTAGAAGGTGGCCTTGGTGGATTAAAAGATGCATTTAGCAAAGAAGATTTAGCAAGGCTTGGTCCGATGCTATTAGCTGGAGAAGCTATGGAGCAGGGCCATGAAGGCGGCCGTGGTGGTGACATGACTGCTACAACGCTCATGCCTGATGATGGTGGTGGTCAACGTGGTAGGGCTGGACAAGTAGGAACAATAATGGGCGACACAGGACGATCTACCGCAGATGTCTACAATCTATTCGATAAAGCAGGAGGCGGAAGTCTCTATGCTATGCGTCGCTTTGGTGGTGGACCGATCAAGGGCTATCAAGAAGGTGGTGAGTTTGGTGACGAATTTGATGAGCCAATGTATAGACCTCCTCCACGCAGAAGAACAGCACGAAGAAGACCTAGTCGGGCACAACAAGAAGCTGCAAGACGCAGGGAAGCGGAAATGCGGAGACAAAGAGAAAGGGCAGCAGCAGAAAGAGCAGAAGAAGCTAGGATGGCTGAAGACATAGAGCCGACCCTTCCTGCTACAATAGCTGCAATGCCTCCTCCTCCACCAGCACCTGTAGCTCCTGTAGCTCCGCCAATGGGACCAGACGAACCGGATGAACCTGTAGGAACTACGGCAGTGCCTGATGTACCTGTAGGTACACCGCCGCTGGGTACGCTAGATGATCAATTTATAGATGAGGTAGAACAAGTTCTGCCAACTACTACTAGGTCGATACCTGAAACAGATGTATCTAGATTCGGTCCTGAAGTGATGCCTGAGCCGTCAGAGATGGGTGAAGGCGAAGGCGAAGAAGGTGCCTTCACAGATGCTGATCCGGGTGCCTATGGTACTCCGTCACCTCGTGATGCAGCTACTACCTATCCTACTGGATTGTCTTTTGAAGAAGAAGTTGAGAGGCAGGTAAAGCAAGCACAGACTGAAGCGGAAGAAGAGGGAGAGCCTGATGAAGAAGGCGTGTTTGAGGATGATCCAATGGCAGAAAAAGCCAGAGATCTAGGTGTAACTCCTTCAGGTAAGCTTGACGAAACGGGCGATGTGGTTAGGGACGAAGAGTACATTGCAGCACAAGGTCCATACATGGGACATGGCTACGAACAACCTGCGCCAACAGCGGAAGCACCAACCATGGCTGCTCCGGGCGAAGGTGAAGGGCTAGGACTCGTTGATGCACCGACAGGGCAACAAGAGCCTATGAATATTTTTGGTGCTGGAGCCGATCCATTTAATATGCCTACACGGGCAGATCAGTTTGAAGATCCGCGCATGCAAGCAATGTTAAATAGACTGAATACAGATCCTGCTCCATTGCGGACTATGACACCCGGAAAGGCAGAGGGTGGCTTGATCCAAGAAATGCAACAGGATGAACTAGGGGCTGAAATACTATCAAGAGTAGTCCAAGCTTTGCAGGATCCAACAGATGCACAGAATGCTGAGACATTAGCAAGTTTCCAAGAAGCCTTCGGAGAAGAGGCACTACAAGAATTAACGCAAACCTTACAACAAGAAATGGCAGCAGAAGAACAGCCAATGCCTATGCAAACTGGTGGGTTAATTCCCGGAAGCGGCGATGCCATGGCCGATGACAAGTTGGGTATCGTTGATGCTGGGCAGCCAAATGCATACCCAATAAGGTATAGCTCTGGTGAGTTTATAGTTGCAGGAGATGTTGTAGCAGGACTAGGAAGTGGAAATTCAGAAGCTGGAGCAGAAGTTTTAAATAAATTACAGGACGATGTCAGAATGGCACGGACTGGCACTACAGAGCAAGCACCCCCAATTGATTTAAGTGAAGTATTGCCCGGAACATATGGTGAAAGATATGCATAACAAAAGACATAGCTACCAAGGCGGTGGACCCCTGACTGTTACACAAAGGGTGAATAAAAAAGTCAATCGCGATTTAAACAGAGATTTGCCTGCACCTAAAAGTCTTGGTATATCGGGATTGAGGGTTCCACTTGAGCGTAGCGATTCTGATAAAAAAAGAGCTTTAGAAGGTTTTAGAGAAAGAAGGGGTGCAGATATTCGCGGTCGATCAGAAAATAGTCTGCGAAATAAAATAGGTAAATTGCTGGCTAACGCTACAGCCGAACCACTTGCACAGCCCAGAGCTTCGGGTGGTATACTGGGATTTCAAACAGGTGGTCAACCTCCTGCCAGGACTTCACGTCGTGGAGGGTATAGGCCACGAGCTTTACCCAGAGGCTATGGAGGCATGTCAGCCTATGAGGGTTATGGATTGCCTAGTGAATTTAGACAGCGAAGATCTTATGTGGCACCTGAAGTAGCTTCGCAGTGGGCAGATATTACTGGTGGAATCATGGAGGCAGGAACAAGAAAGTATGATGACATTAGGTATAAAGGACCACGGCTTGCAGGGTTCACGCCAGAGGAAGCTGCATACAAGGCGGCAGTAACTAGTATTGGTACGGGTCAGGGTCCACAGGCTACTAGACAAGCTGAACAAACACTGGGTGATGCTGCCACAGCTATCGGTGGGGTCGCTACAGCAGCAGGAGCACCTAGCCTACTCAAGGATGCAGACCTTAGTAAGTACGAATCACAATACACCCAAGGTGTTATTGATCCTCAGATCAGAGCCATACGAGAAGCCGCAAAACAACGAGCGGCTGAGATGGGGTCTACTGCGGCACAAGCTGGTGCATTTGGTGGCTATCGTCATGGGCTACAAGAACAGGCGATTGGTCAGCAAGAGATGGAACAAATCGGAGATGTCACTGCCAAGGGTTACGAGCAAGCATTTAGATCTGCACAAGAAGCACAGCAGAAGGATGCGGCAGCAGAGGCGGCAGCTAGAGCCCAACAGTTAGGTGCATATGGTCAGCTTACGGGTATAGCAGGCCAAGAGGCAGCGCTAGGAAGCCAGCAGCAACGAGATCAAATGGCTAGGTTGCAAGCGATGCGTGAAGCAGGCACGGATACAAGAAAGCTGCAACAAGCTGCGTACGACATGCAGAGAGCAGAACATGAAAGAGCAATGGCATATCCAGAGCAACAGCTTAGTTGGATGTCCAACATGTTAAGTCAAACTCCGTACCAAAATATCACTACTGAAGGTACTTACGCACCATCAGCAGGACCGATGGGCACTTATATAGGTGCATACGGTACTGGTCAAGGTCAATTAAACCAAATGGGATCAGGAGCAGGTATGCCTCCAGCAGGAACACCTCCAGCAGGAACACCTCCAGCAGGTATGGCTCCAATTACCACTTTGGGCAACCCGGATCTTGGTCTAGGTGTTGGTACTGCTAACACTGCTGGCATGACACTGAATTTGAACACCGGTGGACCACTAGCATATTACGGCGGTGGCTCAATGGGTCTACCCTCAATAGGAAATGCTGCATTAGTCAACATGGGCGGTGGAGCAATGCCAAGGTATGGTAGGCCATAATAATGAATATACTTGAGATTACAGAGGGACTAAAAGATTTAAGCGACGCTGAACTGCCTCAAGCAGATGTTGCAGAGTATTTAAAACAGACAGAGATTAAGCGCAGGATAGACATGCGTCAGCGCTATCAGGCACAACAGCAAAAAGTAGATGATAGTAAAACTGTCTCTGAAAAACAGATAGAACAATTAATGGGTGGAATTGCTGGTGCTGACCCGATGGCGGGCCAAGCTGGTGATCCTTCTCTACAGCAGGGCATAGCAGGAGGCATGCAGCCACAAGGACCACCACAAGGACCACCACAAGGACCACCTATGATGTACGGCGGTGGGATGTTAGGGTTTCAAAGCGGTGATCTGATCCAAGAAGGCGATGACTTAACAGAAGATGAAGTTGTGCAAGCCCTCGACGATCCTTCAATTCCAGATAGAATGAAACAAGCCATCATAGATCGTATTACGCCAACAGACGATAGTATGATATCTATGTTTAGGGGGACGGGTGATTATTCTCCTGATGAAACCTTGGGTGAAAGGTTCTCGCAGTTTAGAAACAGGCCTATGCAATTAGACGAAGAAGGAATGCCAGAGGTTTTAGGTGACTCAGGAATATTGAGTGCCATTGGACCCGCTGCTTTTACAAAGGGTGTGAAGCCTGTACAGTATATGTTGGATCTAGCGAACAAAGCAAGGGGTGTGAAACCTGCACAGTTGTCATTAGATCTAGTGACCACAGGCAAAGGTCTTGCTCAAACGAATCCCGGTAATTTCGTCCGTACAGGTACTAACGTAGCTCGTACAACAGGCACTAACGTAGCTCGTACAGGTGATACAGCCGTGGACGTAGCTCGTACAGGTGGTACAGGAGGTCAAGTTGTTGGTGGACCGGGCACCAAATTCCAAACACTTCCTGGCGGAACTACGGTGGCGGTCCGACCCGGCACAGGCATTGCAACTATAGCCAAGGAAACGCCTTTTTGGAAAAAGGCTGCTCCGTGGGTTGCGGGTATAGCGTCAGGGATTGGTACAGAAATGTCCGCAAGACCTCATAGAATACCAGATCCAGCAACCTTTGAAGGGGATTTTCATGACTGGATGAGAGTAAAAACTACCATAATGAATGAACGCCGTCGTCAGGAAGAAGAAATGGCACAGGGATATCAAGATTATGTAGAAAGGTTTGAGAGCGATCCTGATAGGCGGTATGATGATGCCACACCTGATTCATTCAACAAATGGAAAAACACTGGGGAAGGCCAAGCGTTGGCGAAAGACTGGGGTGAATGGTGGGGAGGTATGGGGCCGAATCAAAAAAATTGGCAAGAAATATACAGCGAAGAAGATTGGCTTTTCCACAGAGAACGTCCTGCAGGTTATAGGGATCAATCGCCGGATATCAAAGAACGACTTGCTGCACGAGATAGACTGAATGCCATAGCAACAGGTGACGAAGATCCTGAAGTTTCTCCTAAAGCTCCTGGAGATCCCGTAGAAGAATCATTGCGTCTGGCTATAGAGGAAATTTTGGGGGAAGGACAATCAGGACTGGACACGCAATTGGGTTATCTGGATGATGCTATGGCTAGGGTGGATGCATTTAAACGGAACGTACAAGATCAAACATTATTCAAAAAAGCAGAGGATGCAGAACGACGAGCCGGTACTCAAGAGTTGGAACGTGCTAAGGGGATAAAAGCTCTTCATGATGCACGAGCAGAAGAACAAACTGAGATGCTCGCTAGAGAGCTAGGCATGAGTGAAGATCGTATCCGCGAATTAATGGCGGAGATGGATAGCCCCGAAGAAATACAACGTCGTAAGGATGCAGAGTTCTACAGTAGCTTTGGGGCTGTTGCAGGCGGTAACCCTCAAGATTACGCCAGAGGATTTAAAACTGTACAAGACGACATGGCAGCCCTTGATGATAAGCTGAGGAGCGAAAGAAAAACTGCACTTACAGATATAATGGATGAACGTCGGCTTCGCATGGAAGCTGAGAAGACTGGAAGTCAGGCTCTATACAATACCAAATTAACTGGTCTATCAGATTGGGATACAGCTAAGAGTAAGTTTGATGCTATAGGAACCAAGATTCTTAATGCACAGGCTGATAGGAATATTGCAGGCGAACAAGATGCAATGTTAGCATATGTAGAGCTTCTAAAAGAAAAAGCGATAGCGACAGGTGCATGGAACAATCAAGCGGCTTCTGCGTCGGCGGCGATGGAACAAGCAATTTCTACGAGAGACAATCCATTCGCAAATATTAAGGACATGGAGGCTTTACGAATGGAACTAGCTAACCTACTAAGTTATGCAGAACGACTGGATCCGAACACAGACGAGGGTGCTCAAGCAAGAGCACATGCGGAAAAATTTGAGCAATTAGTGAATGCAGCTAGTGCCAAGGCACTAACAGATTTTGGTATTGCAATGCTTGGTGAGAATCCAACCCAAGCTCCAGTCACTCAATTACGGACAACTTCTGTTTTAGATAAAGTCCGTAACGCTGTAGCAGGCTCCAAGGGATCGGGCACCATCTAAACTATTTAGGATACTATGCCAGAAAAAATACGTCTTCCTGATGGTAGATATGTAGAGATTCCAGACGACGCATCTCCAGAATTCAGGGCTGAACTCGACAGGCAAATTGGCGAGATGTTTCCACAGGCTGGTCCAGCGCCTCAACAGCCAGAGTATGGGTCCGCCGAATGGTATCGGTCAGAAAGCGCCAGAATAGATGCGGCACTAGGCCGAATCCCCCAGTATCAATCCGATCCGATGGCAGAAGTATACGATCCTCCAGAGGTTGGCGAGGGCACTGTTCTTGGATCTGCTTGGGAGGGCATTAAGAGTATACCACGAGGTGTACGCCAATTTGGCATTATGGCCCAGCAAGGTTGGGAAGGTATACAAACTCCAGACGAAGACACTGATCGAGAAAAAGAACTCAGGCAACGTATGGAAGACCTTATGCTGGAGATTGATCCTAAATACAGGGATTCTAATCTCGTCAATGTAGGCATGGGTCTTGGTCAGGTAGCTGGAATGATTGGCTTGGGTGCAGGAGCGACAGCATTAGGAGCTACTGGTGTAGGAGCAGGAATTGTAGCCGGTGGTGCCACAGCACTAATGGGTGCAGGTGAGCAAGCAAGCAGGATAGCTGAGTTTGAGGAACGCACAGGTCAAGATGTCAGCGCTGCTAAGGAACAGCAAGCTTTAGCTCTAGGTCTAGGTATAGGACTGACTGAGATGTTGCCTTTAGGCAAGTTTGCAAGAGCCCTTGGTGTATCTAAAGCGGCTGGTGCTACTATGAGCGAGGCCTTGGTAGACAGTGCTGCTGATCTGACTAATGGCAAAATACTTAGATCAATGATGAGACAGGCAGGAGAGGAAGCACTGCAAGAAGGAACCGCAGGGTTTGCTCAATCCGCTACTGCTAGATACCTGTATGATGATGAAGCATTAGCAGATGCAGGCGTAGAAGCTCTAAGAGAAGCAATGGTTGGTGGTCAGGTCGGTGCTATTACCGATGCTGTTATTAAGATGAGTACGCGGGCTATCGGCAACAGACGTGGTGGTAGAGGTGACTATTTATTAGACGAACTTCTGTCTAAAAAACAACAGGAAAGAATAAACAGAGGTGTCACTAATACGAAAGAAATAGACGATTTAATTACAGGCGCAGAGACAGATCCAGCCTTAGCTGAACTGCGTGACAGCCTTATTGATATAGATGCTGACGGAAACGTAACTGTAAAAGAAGGTGAAGGAACCCTAATAGGAGCAAATAAGCGGAGAACTAGAACAGAGCTATCTGATCTTCGTGATGCTTTTGACAGAGGGGAATTTGGAGATCCTAAAACAGCAGAGGCGAAAGCAGCTTATCACGCAGAAATAGAACCTGTTCATGACAGAGCCGCAAACTTCAATCGTGAAATAGCCAAATTAATTGCTGGATACAAGGCACAGGCAGAAGGAACCCTAGGTGTCAATCTAGATGAGCAGAAAGCAGAGGAAGAATTATCAGGCATACGAGCGACAATTTTGCCTGAAGAAGTAAATCCTGAGAATAAACAGGAATTCGTAGAACAAAATACTTATGGCAAGACCTTTGAAGAGTGGATGCAAGATCTACGTCAGAAGGATGCTTATGGGGATCTAGACGCCGGCGTTCTAACTGAAGCAGAGCTTCGTGAAATGTATATCACAGAAATGGAAGAGGCCGGAACAGAGCCTAGATTCCAAGAAATTATCGTTGATGATACTGACATAGATGCACCGGAAGAAGAACGAGGTGCCCCCGGAGTATCAAGTTCGTTCACTACGGCTCGTGGTAGCACATATGAAGTACAGCCTGATGGCACCACGGTTAGACAGCGGATTTCTGATGAAGAGGCAGGTAAAACTCAGCAATTTGAATCACAAGAAGCTAGTAAACAAACATACTTTGTTAGCCCTGAAAATGTCCGAAGATTACGGTATCTACAGGCCATACATGCGGATGATGTATCGATGATTGTGGCAGAAATGCCGGGGCTTCCTGGCATGATCGGCCTCAAGGCAGCAAGTGGACCACAGGCTGGCAAGTGGGCCACAGCAGAAATGCGAACAGATGGCAAGTCTTTTGAAGAGTGGATGCAAGATCAAGGTGATACCGAACTAACTGAAGCAGAGCTTCGTGAGGCATATATTAGAGAGTCGTTTGTGCCCTACACTACTAATCCAGAAGTAGGACTTCATCCAGTTGAAACATGGGTAGATCAAAGATTAAAAGGCGACGCGCTTGCTAAAGAGGCATTATCACACAAGTTAGCTGACGGCAGTGGAAATCAAGCTCATTTCGGCAACGTAATAACCCAAGTAGGGGATACAAGACAAAAGCGAACACGGCCACAAAGGCGCAGACTAGATCGACCAATGAAACCCTATCGACCACTGCCTACATTAGAAACGGTTGGACCTGAACCACAGATACCGATAGAAGAAATAGCGGCGCAACTGGAAGCAAGATTAGGTAAGAAAGATCGTGAAATAGCTCTTGAAGAAGCAGAGAAAATACAAACCGCAGCAAATGAAGCTGCACGGCAACTGCTACCACTGAATCAACAAATAAAAACGGTAGCTGATAAACTAAAACAGGCGGAATCAAGAGAGCTATCTGATCTTCGTGATAGATTTGAAGATGGCAAGATAGACGAGGAGACCTATAAAGCAGAGAGAGAGAAAATAATACTTGCTGATCTTAGGGAAGAAAAAAACGTCGCTGCTAGAAGAGAAATAGAAAGATTAAAAGGTGAATTAAGTGTCATTAACAATGGCGTAGAGGCAACACTGCCAGCAGATACAAACCGGCAAGATGCAATCGATGCCTTGCATGTACAATTTCAAGATGGAAAGATAAACGAAGAGACCTATAAAGCTGAAATGGATAAGCTTTTAGAGGCCGACGACGATCTAACCACCGCGGCAGAGGAAGCTATCGTTGAAGAGACGTTAGGCATCTACCAGTTAGAAGCATTACCTGATATAAATCTTAATACTAAAGGTGCAACTACTGCGGAGAATGAAATTAGCGAGAGTTGGTCGCAACCAACTGAAAACCGTAAGGCTTACACATTTGAAGAGGTTTTGGAGTTAAGGGCCAACCAAGCAAGGTTAAGAAATCTAAAAGAGCAACGCACTAAAGTAGAAGAAGCTATACAAAGTGCTGACCCTATTCAAAATGTAATACGACTAGAGGCGCAACTTGAGTCACTAGAGACTGAACGTCAAACAATTATGGACGGCGATCAGCCACAATGGAGACTGGTCACTGTAGCAGAGATGGCTAAACGTGGCATTGATAAATATGTCAAGCAGTTAAAAGATGAAAAAGAGACAGTAGCAAAAAGATTACATGGAGAGGCGATACGGGCAGGGCTTAAAAACAAAGATTACACAAATTATATAGAGTCTGGAAAGGAAGACGCTAGGATAGGTCAGTCTCCGGTTCGGATGATTGTAGCTGGAGCCAGTGCTTTGACGGATCCAGCCAGAAGAAAGATACAAGAACAGATAGCTATTAGACGAGCAAGAGAGGTCAATGACGTTAGGCTGGATACTCCGATTGAGGGTAGGCAACCGGGCATAGGTCAGGCTCGCTATCAATTAGAGCAACGCTTGGCAACAGAAGGACAAAGAACTGCATATAGAGAACTTGTAGACTTGTTGAAACGAAACCAAGATTTAAACAAAAAGCTAAACTTAAGTTCTTCAGAAGCCAGGGCGTTCCTTGAAGCTATTCTAGTTGGTGACGCGGATGGTGGCTTACTTACAAAACTACACAATGTTGGGTTAACAGAGGATGCGCTTCAACGAATTGGTGCTTCTGCAAGAAAGCCGCCTAAAAAAGCTTCACGAGCTAGGTATGATAGTGACGGAAAGTTACGTCGCGCAGAAGCAAGGGATACACGCCAAAGTATAGGACAGTCAGAGTTAATTTTAGCTTTAGACTCATTGTTTGGATTTGGTGCCATTAACACTATAGATGCGGCATTCGATGGTGTTGCTTACGACAAGCCACCACCTAGACATTGGATAGGCCTTTCTCTTGGTAAATTAGCTGACATTGAATTTATTAAATTAAGAAAAAAAATAGAGAAACAAAATTTTAATATTGAGATTGAAGACTTAGCAGAAGTTATTCGTATAAGAGGGTTTACAGTTCCTAAAAATTTGGCTACGTCAAAGTTTCTTAATGAATTAATTTTAGATTCGCTAGGAACAACCTCTCCTTGGCAAGACCTACACAGGGGAGAGAAAGAAGTTATTTTAGCTCGTCTTCTTTCTCCTCCTGTCGAAACAACAACTCAGGCAGGCACGTCTTTAACGGTACAAGAACAACGAGATCGCCAGAACGTGGTGTTGCGTGAGGCCGCGAGGGAAGAGCGTGAGCGTGAAACCGTTAGCGGAAAGCGTAAGCGTGAAGCCGTCAGAGGAGAGCCTCTTAAAGCCAGGAAAGCGGAAGAGCAACAAGTCAAGCGCATGGAATTAAAGGTACTCGTTACTGAAATTCAAGATGGCGACGCAAGTCAGAGCAAACCAACTGATCAAGTAGTTAATGAAGCAAAAAATATTCGAGAATCTGATAGCAGAATAACACTATTTAAAGAAGCATTACAAAAGAAATTTAACAAATTAGGGTTGGGTGATCTTAGTTTGCAGTTTATGGCTGATGCAGACAGTGTGTTCAGCGACGTTAAAGATGTCATTATTAATGGAGCCTTTGTAACAGACGCAAACGGTGAGCTAGTTTTAAATGACCAAGGGAAGCCTATATATCGCCCAGCTTTTGAAGGCGGTGCCGTAGCATCTCTACAAAACTATGGCACAAGGGTGATGTTTAATCTGTCTCAGATTGCAAATAAATATGGTGACAACTGGGTTGATAAAATCGACACGATTGTCGAAGACATTACGGTTCACGAAGGGTCACATGTTCACTTTATTCGCAACAACCTAACTACCACTGAACGTCGAGCACTTAAAACCTTTGGCAGAAAAGAGGGCAGGGTTCCAGCGTCTATAGATCAATCTGCACATGACCGCAAACTAACGTGGGAACAATTTGTAAAAGAAACATATCCTGAACTGACCGAAGACAACCTAATAGAGGAGACATCTGTACAGATCTTAGATGCATTAGTTTCTGGCAAGCTTGCACCAAAACAAACTGCTGGAACTATTGGCAAGATCAAACGACAACTGTCTCGTATGTTTGGTGCCATCGCTGAAAGCGTGGCGGAAGCGGAGCTTGTACCTGTATTACAGGCATTTGAAAAGATACAAAACGTAACTGTGATGAAGGAGCGCTCTGACAAACGAAGGTCTGCACAAGGGTTGCCTTCATTGCAGTTTGTAGACAGAGCGAAGCAAGAAGATCTTCAGGCGCTTAGGGA